CCGCGCACTGATTATGGAGCTGACCGACGGACGCACCAACACCACCAAGGAACTCACCTATGCCGAGTCGCAGTACCTGGCTGGTTACATCACCGGAGCCAACACCACCATCAAGCCGGTGGCAGAAAGGCTTATCGAGAAGTCGCTGAAATGGCAGCGCAGCGCGGTGCTGAAACGCCTTCAGCAGATTGGAGTAGACACCTCTTCCTGGGATGCGGTAAACGCCTACCTTCGCAGCCCTCGCATCGCCGGGAAGCCTCTTTACGAACTGGACAGCGAAGAGCTGTCCGCACTTATCCCAAAGTTAGAATCTATTAAACGAAAACAGAATGGCTGAATACGATGTTAACGACCAGCGCATAAACCGCATTAACTACATCCTGGACGAACTTCCCCGCATAGAGGAACGCATCGACCGGATTAATGCTCAGATAGGAAGCCGCGAAATGACGGGACAGCAGTTCCGCAACCTGGTGGCCGAAAGAAGCACCCTCGTAAAGAGGTACGATGAACTGAATCGCGAGGCGAAAGAAAACTACCGCCTCGTGACCGGTAAGGAGAAAGGAAAAATAACCTATAGCACGGAAGGAACGATATGAAGAAGAAATACAGAGTGTGGCGCGTAGTGATTAACGTACTGGGTCATAACCTGGCAGTGAGGTGCCGCCACGATACGGACAACCTTAGCGAAGTAAGAGCATACTACATGCGCATCTATCGGAACAGAGGGCCTATACGGCTTTATTATACAGAATTTAATTAACCTTTAAAAACAAGTAATTATGATTGATTTAAAAGCATTGACAGCAGAACAGAGAGCAGCACTGAAAGCACAGTTGGAAGCAGAAGACAAGGCCGAAAAAGACCGTGTACAGAACGAACGCGAAGCCTACAAGCAACTTGTAGACCAGACGGTACAAAACGCAGTGGAAAAGCTTCAGAACCTATCCAGCGAAATGGAGCGACTGAAAGAAGAAGTATTCACAGAGTTTGCCACCCTTATCAAGACAAAGAACGAGTTGTTTAAAACGAAATCCGACCGTCAGAGCGACACATTTACCACAGCCGATGGTACAATGTCCATCACGCTTGGGAACCGCGTAAACGAGGGATGGGACGATACCGTAGAAGCTGGCATCGAAAAGGTGAAGGCGTACCTGAAGACGCTGGCAAAGGACGAAAACAGCGCAGAACTTGTGCAGGTAGTCATGGGCCTTCTGGCAAAAGACCGCAAGGGAGCCTTGAAAGCCAACAAGGTGCTCGAACTGGAGAAACTGGCAGCCACCAGCCGCGATGCAGAGTTCATCGACGGTATCAACATCATCAAGGCTGCATATCGCCCCGTACCTACATGCCAGTTCATCCAGGTTACGATGAAGGATGAAGAAGGAAAAGAACGTAAGTTACCGTTGTCTTTATCGGCTATGTGATGATTACTAACTATTGTGACGAGTGCGTAAACTTTCAGCCTGGAGAATCAGAAAAGAATCTTTGCGCACTCGCAAAGAAACTAAGTTTTAAAGCACCCGAAAATATGCTTCAGGTTATGAGCCATGAATGGGGACACTATTTTGAAGGGTGCAAAGACTTTAAAAAGATAGAAGAAGATGGAAAAATACAGAATTGAAAGACAATTTATCAAAAAGCCTGCTCCTGCATACGCATTGAAGGTATCAGGATACTACCACAAGAGATTTCCAATTAAATCGCTTACCGAGCAGGAAGCAAAGGAAGAAATGGACGTAATAGAAAACTATTTGAACGACTTCATTTATATCGTTCGAAACTCTAAGAACAAACTTGGTGTAACACATAAGATAGAACGAACAGATAACCGAATTACGGTATACAATCATAATAATACACCTATAATCAGATTTTGTATTGAGGAGGAAAAGGAAGATGATTAACGACATGAAACCAGGGGAAGTCCGTCAGTTAGCCGACGGAACCCCGATAAAATTCCAGGAAGTAGCCAATATTACCAGCTTAGACAATCCGTGTCAGTATTGCGTGTTTGAGAATGAACGCTGTCAGGAACGCGCAATACTTCTTGGAGGATGCGACCCAATGACACGTGAAGACGGAAAGTTTGGCATCTTCATTCACGCTGGAACAAATGCCTGACCTGTTCAAACCTCGCAGGGTGGCGGTGAAGATTCATTACAGCGCAATAAGCCAGTTTATGTTTCTCTGGGTGAAGTGGAACCGCCCCTGCGACTTATCAGTACAGCGTTCAAAAGAAAATCCCGTATGGCTGGGTGTCTGTTTCAACGTAGAGAATAACGACACTCTTGACATGATGGAAGATGTACGTAAGAGTTTAAAAACCGAAATTATTGATTTATGAAAATAGAAGATATAGAAAAAGCTGCACAAGAAGAATCAGGGATATGGGCACCAACTCCTATTCATGTTCAAGATATACATAGAAGGGATGATTTTGAAGCAGGCTTCCATGCTGGTGTAGAATGGGTAATGTATAAACTATGGCATAGTATAGAAGAAGTTCCTGAAAGATTAGGAGAATTTATTTTATTATCTAACTCTTATAAATGTACAGCTTTAGTAGTTCCGGTAAACAATGAAGAATGGAATAATTATATAAAGATTTTCAATCCTGACCACTGGTTATACGTTAATGATTTAAGAGAAAAGGAGGAATAATATGAGCGAAAAAGAACAAATAATGGATTTCATCGACCAGGTTCTTTCAGACTTCACCAATGAAGGAGCGATGGAAGTTCTCGAAGATGTAAAGAGTGAGATAGACATGAGAATCGAATCATGTGAAGAAGATACTTATACAGTAAAAAGTTAATTATATGGGATATGATTTGATACCTATAAACAAGGGAATATACAGTAAATCTGGAATGATATTTACATGGCCTACTATTTTAGAAGAGACAGGCGCTGGATATTTGTTTAATTATGGGAAAAATACTTTTGATCCAGGTAAATATATATATGATGGTTCTCGTAATGATGGAAGTCCGGTAAGTAACGATGGTTTTTCTGTTTCTAAAGAAGAGGCATTGATTATGGCTCGACTTTTTAGAGGATATGTATTTGTAAAAAGAGGTTTAAGAAAGGAATGGGATAAAAAGACAGAATCAGAAAAAGTTGTGATTATGTCACTTTTTGGAAAAATGTCTGAACCTCCAAGTGAAGAATTTTTACAAAAAGTTGAATCAATGGCAGAATTTTGTGAACAATCTGAAGGATTTAATATATACTAAAGTTATGAACGCAAACGATCAAGAAAAAGTATGTAAATCAGGTTTTGTTATTATAAGAGCTGACGATACAAATAAGCATGCTATAAAATGCAAAAAGGCAGAACATCCAAGAAGTTGGAAAATTCTTAGGGATGACTTTAGATCAAAGTATCAAAGAGACATTTACATGAGAGATCTTCTTTTATTAGATGATTACATCGAAGACTAACAAAAAATCCCCGACACCGCAACCGGATGCCGGGGATTTTCATTTTTAATTATTCATTATTAATTAATTTAGGGTTCGCCCAGGTAATGACATATCGCCTCGTGCTGAAGCGGCGTAAGCGTGCGCTGCCCCTTCTTGTAGTGAAGTTCCTCCAGTCTTTTTTGTAGTTCCTCGTTCAGAACAATCCAGCGGCGTAGCTGGGTAACGGCACTGCGTGCAGAAGAACGCGGGAAGTATCGCAGTGCAAGGTCTGTCAAATAAATAGCGTGCATGTTGTATGTGTTTTCGTAAAGATAATAAAAATAATTAGGAATAAATTACCCCGTAGTAAACGCATTGTTACTACGGGGTAATTAATCAGTTACTAAGTAGTAATGATTGGGTTACTACGTAGTAGTTAAGGAAGCGGTTCTTCTTTGTCTTCCTGCAAGCTTTTCACCTTGTGGAAGCTCAGATTTGCGATGTTAAGCTGTCCTTTCAGCCCGATGCCCGGTCGGAACTGGAGAGTCACCTTCTTAATCATCGACGGGCTGAAGGTGTCTTCCGTGGCGGTTCCTGTGCTGCGAAGCTGCGCCTGAAAGCTTCCCAGGTTCTCCAGCTTCACGATTTGTCCGGCTGCGATGTGCAGGTTAATACGCTTCACCAGTGCACGGATTACGTTCAGCACGTCACCGTCGGTCAGTGTGGTGGCATACGCTATTTCTTCAGACAGTTCGTTTATACCAACTGAGCCGGAAGCCTATGCCTTGGCATAATACTTGTACTCTCCGCTTTCACGGTCCTGCGGATTGAGCATCTTTGCAACGCTGTAGTTAATTGCCATAATCTTTTGTGTTTAAGTGTGAATAATGTAGTTAACTTGTCATGACTCTGCAAAAGTAGGTACGCTACTCCATAAAGAGTTGACAATTTGGTATTTTAAAGCGAATTACGTATTTTTGTAGAAACAAAAATGCAGCAGCCAACTTGCATCAACTCTTAATCCGTAGCCTTATGGGAAGAAACAGTCATTTAATAGAAGAACGTAACCGGCAGATAGCACACAGCTACTTTGAACTGGAGCCGGTTCTGCGTAATTATTCCGACGTCGTAAAAGCCTTGTCGAAAGCTTTTTTCTTATCAGAATACCGCATTCAGGCCATTATCCGTGAGATGGTGAAGAACGACCAGTTCAAGCCGTCGGGCGAGGCAAAAAAACATGTGCGGAAAAAGATTTCCGCACAACACATTCAGCTGAGCCTTCAGCTATCGTTTTAACACAGGGGTAATGCTTATCTTCACATCGGGCACTTTCTGTTCGTCGCGTGTAAAGTATTCCGTTACTTTCACCGTGTAGGTGGACTCGTACACCTTTATGCCATGGTTGGCCGTATAGAATCGGCTGTTTGTGCGGATAAGCGTACTTCCTTCTATTTCGTGACTCTGCACCAGCAGATGCAGTCTGCGTCGTATGGCATCCCTTTCCTTAATCTTTTCCACTGTTCCGCTACGGTAGTGCGTGTCGTCGTAGCAGTCGATAATGAGCCGCACGCGCACCGTGCACACGCCTTCCTGGCTCAACCCTAACACATTGCTCCAGCTTGTTTCCGCAGCGTCTATCAGCACAGCCGGAAAGGTGAGCGGATAGCTTTCGCGGGTGGTTTCGTCAATCATTTCCAACTGTCCGTAGTCTTCGTCCACGGTCTTCATATCGGGCATCTGTTCGCCGATGTAGTTAACGAGATTCTCTAAAATATGTTCCATAATTCTTTACAAATAGTTGCAATTCTCTTTCGATTATCTTGCGAATTTCTTTCGACATATTTGCGTCGGGTCCGAAGAAGTGTCGGCGCGGCATACGTATAAGCGAGCCTTCACGTTTCAGGGCCATGTTTCGCCAGAACATGGCTTCGCGTGTCAGCGCTTCGTTTCCTTTTGTCTTTCTCAGTCCGCCGCGCTTTTTCGTCAGACGTGCGCCTTTGGCTGCGGCGTAACGGTACCAGAAGTACCGCTTCATCTTAGCCGTTACCTTAATGCTTCCTCCGTCGTTGTGAATCTGTGCGTAGTCCACCTGGTTACGTATGTACACCTTTCCGGGTTCAGGCTTGAAGTAGGTGGCATCACGCAGATGGTTGGTTCCGGAAAGAAGCGTCTTGTAGCTGGCCTGCGCTCCTTTGAAGCTCAGTTTGCGTCGGTAGGGTTCCTGCCATGCCCTGCCGTTGAAAGCGCTGTCAGAGAAACGTTTCTTCGTCAGCGATACGGCTTTTGTTCCTACCTTGACGGGAAGTGTGCGGGTGTAGAGCGTGTTCAGACGCCTTACAGCGTTTTCTACTTGTTTTTGAATGTCGGGTGCGGGCATTACTAAATTTCTTCAGGTGTAAATAAATAATTCCCAGTTTGTCCTTTTATAGGCTTTTCATGTGTGATTTTACCTTCAAGCATATTGAATGGAATACCTTCAGGAAAAGCTTTGCATGAAGCGTTTAAATCGTTATATAATTTACAACGGGCACATTGCGATTTAAAATAATTAAGCCACAAAGTACGGTCATCTAAAATAACATCATTCATATCTTGTTTTTAATTTAGAATATTCTAATTTATATTGTTTAGCTACTCTCTTTATAAGTTCATGACTATGTATTGCCCTAGCAACTTCTTCACTAATCATTCCTTTTTCTCTTAAATAATAATGTTCTGTTTTTAATTCTCTATCTTTCTTACGGTAATATTGTATTAAAGTTTTTGATTTGACTCCCCATCCTTTATCAGGTCTTTTTAACGAGAAAGTATACAATGGTGTTACAGCTCTTATCTCTTCCAGATCGTAATTAATTGCTAGTACAATATCATTTAAAGAGAATGATGCACCAATGTGTCCCATTCTGTTCTTGTCATATTTCCATCCTCCTGGGTGATTATGAGTTAAAATACAATCTTTTAATTTTTTTGCATCGTTTACACTTAATTGCACATCTGATTGGCTTCCTTTTATCCTAAATATAACATTTGAATTCTTATCAACAGCAACAGCTGTTTCAAAATTTTTATTCATTCGTATTTCATCTTCTATACTTGTTACCTTATCAGTAACTTTTTTATCAAAAGCTGTATCAAGAACTGGTTTATTCACAATCTTTTCCACAGCTTTCTTTGCTCCTGGATATGCTTCCTTGATATACGGATGCGAGTCGCTGAACAGCTTTCCGTCGTCTGCGGGGTTGTTATCCAGTCCGGGAACGGAAGGAACGGGCTTGAAGTCGCCTACTTCGCCGGTGGTGGCAGGTTCGTCGGTCGCTTCGAGCGAGCACTTGCAGTTCCATCGGTCACCAGGGCGATGTCGCGTCCAGAAGGAATGGTTTACCGGAAGGGTTAGTTTTGCTTCCCAGTATTGCTTGTGCGCTATGTCAGGATCGGGCGAAGTGGTAGGCATCCAACGCAGGTTAGGCAATACGTCCTTGTATTCCTCGAAGTGCTTCCAGTCTGCCGCCTGATGGGCGCGAAGTATGGCGGTGTCATATTCCGTGCGAAGCCATCGCACTACGTAATGATCCGTAATGTTCTGCACATCGTCAATCCACTGCTCAAAGGGTTTCAGCTTTCCGTCCTTGTCGATAAGCTGTGCGGCCAGGTCATTCTGCATACGGTGAGTGCGGAAGGCAGAGAACACTTCGTTATTGGTGCGAAGCTGTTCAAGGAACAGTTCATCGCCTGTAGGATAGCTGGAAGCAGACAACCCTTCTACGGTGGCCTCATTGAACAGACGAAGCGTTTCTTCGAACGCATCACGCTGTATGTCGTCGCGCACGTTCATCCCGTCGTAGATGTCGCGCAGCATCTGTGTGAGGGATTCCTTGCTGAATTCAATACCCTGCTCCAGCTGATTATGAAAACCTCCGCACACGCCACAGCGTTCACCGTAGAGGTTGTCCATTAAAACGGCAAAGCCCCGTCTTTCTTTTTCGGGGCTACTCCGAAAAAATCGCTCAACCAGTTGCGGAAGTCGGTTCGCGCCCGTTCGTACCAGGCTTTTGACTCGTTATCCATGTTCATGCGTCGGTCTGACTTTCGTTTCGGCTCCGTGTCCTGCGGTTTTTCCATCTGGTTGGCCATCTCCTGCTGTAGCTTGCGGTTGGCTTCTTCCTGCTCCTTGATTTCGGCTTTCTGCTGTTCGTAGTCGTCAGGCTTGTCAATTAGCAGCACTTCGTATATGTAGTCGTCAGACACGGGCACACCCATGGCTTTCACTTTCTGAATCACGTCTACCTGCTGGTTCGGATTCAGGTTCCGGTTCTTTACGTAGACAAACTCACCGCCTTCCGTGTTTACACC